GTTGCCAGACACCGAACCGAAGGAACTCGGTGAACGAAGGCCTGACCCTACACAGGGTAAGCGCAACGACTTGCACGAAGTTGCGGTCGCTATCGTTAAAGATAAAAAACGCATTCGCGAAGTAGCCAATGATTTCCCTTGTCAATTTATCAAATATCATCGTGGGATGAAAGAATTACGTAGTCTACAGATTCAACCACGTAATGAAGCACCAGAAATAACAGTGTTATGGGGGAAAACTGGTACTGGCAAATCTCGCAAAGCACGTGAAATGCTCGAATCACCATACATATGGTGTCCATCACAAAAACAATGGTTTGATGGCTATGATGGTGAAGATGAAGCCATCTTTGAAGAATTCCGTGGACAAATTCCATGGGATGAATTCCTAAACATAACCGACAGATACAACTGTCGAGTACAAGTCAAAGGTGGTTTCACTGAATTCCGGGCTACTAAAATAGTCTTTACATCGCCCTGTCCTCCGGAGGAATGGTACGGGGAGAAAGAAGGTGATTCCTTCGATCAATTAAAGCGTAGAATTACCAAAATAATAGAATTAGAATAACTTAATAACTCATATAGTTTATTAGAACTAAATGGCGCTCTCCCCGCTTCGCGGGGGCGCATAAAGAAGTATTGCACATCGCTAACGCTCCCCTTGTTTTAGTTATCAGTAGCTGATGTAGTACCGAGTATGTTTACTCGAAAGTTACGCGGTGCGTCAACCGCGTCCTGACAATAGTTAGTCCTGACGGCCTGTAGAACAATCAGAAACTGCGTATCGACGTTGTCGGGACGGTTCGAGTCCGAAGGGAAGTGGCACTTCTTATAAATAGGCAGGTCAAAGTTAAAATACTTCTTGACCGGATAACGGCTGTTCGCCGTGTTTGTTGCAAACTGTTGAGGGAGCGAAGAGTCCCCATACTCCTGTGCCGGAGGGGACAGTGTAAAATGAGTGTCTTTGTACACTAACCACTTACGTTTATCGATTGGTTGTTGCTGATTCGCAAACACAGACGCGGTGGATACTCCACCGGGAATACCAAATCCGAACTCATCGTTCTCAGACGTGAGGAATAAACTGCTGCCGGCAAGCGGCGAGGCTCCAAGCTTGTTATACTTGCGGTTGGCCTTTACAATCATCATGCGAAACTCGGTCGTCGAGTTCTGGGTGTTAAAATCGACACCAGGCTGCGGAAGCATCTGGACTTCAAACTTGATATGTGATTTCTTAACGTACATATAGTCGCCGTTGCGTTCAGTATTGCTGTCACCCTTCGGGAAATTAAAGAGATCCATAGGTTGAAACATCGAGTTACCAACTTGCGTGAGCGGGGTACCCGCATTCATAAATAGATATGTCATCGGCTGTGCGCCGGCCGGCTTGGGCTGTGGCATCAAACATTCGCCGGAGTAGGATCGAAACTTGGATTCAGACACGTTCGACATCGCCTTAACAATCTGACGATTGATCTGGTACTTAAGCGAAGAAACCCGGACACGTGAAGGGAGCATCTTACTCCGACGCCCCGTGGTGACCCGTCGCTTGGGGGCGGATCGGGTGGCCGAAGGTCGGCCTGCGTACTTACGTTTTTTGGAGGCATACTTACGTGCGTACGGCATTTTGGCGCCAAAATATTTTATAGCCAAAATTTAAATTTTACTTATATATAAAATTCCAAAAAAAGACGATTTTTCATAATTACAAAAAATGCGTTTTTTTAAGGTTCGAGTATATATAGATTTTTACAAAATTACATTACATCGAAGTGACGAGGTAATACTAGACTCGTCACTTAAGTGCAAAAAATGGCCCCCCAAGGAGAAGCCATCGACGACGCAAAATACCGGGCAACAGACTACGTCTTCACCGCTTATTGCGAAACCGAGCCGGTTGAAGCGGCCGGCGTAACATATCTGGTGTTTCAACGCGAAGCGGGGAATGAAACACACAGAGAACATTGGCAAGGATATGTAGAATTCCAAAATGCCAAATCCTTTAAAGCTGCCCAAAAATGTTTAAAAATTGGGAAGGCCCATATGGAAAAACGTCGAGGTACTCCTACACAGGCTGCCGAGTACTGCATGAAAGAAGACACTCGGTTGCCAGACACCGAACCGAAGGAACTCGGTGAACGAAGGCCTGACCCTACACAGGGTAAGCGCAACGACTTGCACGAAGTTGCGGTCGCTATCGTTAAAGATAAAAAACGCATTCGCGAA